TGAATAAATAAACATGAGTAATTTATACATTATTTTTAGACGGTTATGATGAGATGCATCATAACTGTTTAGTTTAAGAATTTACTTTTGAACACCATCAGTACAATCGTTGTAGCATTGAAATCTGCATGGTTTGTTGCGTCCTTTAAGGGGAACAGGGAGGGTTGGATCATTATCGCGAACGTATGGAACGCGCTCCCGGAAGTTGTCTTTAGCTTCCAACTGTGAATTAATTGCAAAATCCCAAAATATATTTGCTTGGGGATTAGAGTGAATATCCACGAAACGGGTCGTTGGGATCCCTCTATAGTTCGCAGCCGGATCTGTAAGACGGGTAGCTAAAGGATCTAAGAAATCATTGCACGTCCTGGCATGTTGTAAATGAAACTTAGTCACATCAATGTCATTAACTTCAGCATCGCGGCACTTAGATGCAATTACGTTTCTGTTAGACAAAATACTTTCAACATCAACGAGTGCCTGAGAGGGCGCTGTAACATGACCTACAGTCGTAGAAACACCGTATGAGCGAGGTCCGCTCGAGGTTCTGGGTCCGAAGACCGACAAACATGCGCTGCAATTATTTATGGCATTTGTATCTAGGTTATAAAGTAGAGGGCCGACACTTTCACTTAACGAATCCGCATACGCGCATCTATCATATGGTAATCTACTACTATGTCCAATATTTCCTGACATGTTGATTATATATATAGTTGAGAAATATAATAATCCTATATGTTAAATTTTGAATGTACACTGAGTGTGTGTTAATATAAACATATATAAATATGTGAGACGTATATAGTATGAAAATGAGTCGTTGTAATAGAGATAAGAATGATACAATAGGAAAACTAGATAATATTATAGTTAACATCGAAACAAAAATATCGAAGAAGGCTATTACATCAAACAAAATGGAGGTTAATCGAGATGGTATGGATACCACTGATAACATCAAAGGTGAAGCAAGTCCGTACATCGATTTGGAAAATGATGAACCAGATATAGAAGTTTGGGTTGATCTCAAGAAGGGCGTCGAAGACAGGCCTATTTTAATGGGTATGTATCAAATATCGAATATGGGGAGAGTTCGTAATTCTCGAACCATGAAAGTTCTGCAGAATAGCTTACCTAATGATTATATAGCTGTTACCATAGGTCCAGATTATAAACATCGGTACAGCTATTATATTCATGTTCTAGTAGCGTATGCATTTGTTGTTAATGATAACCCATTGGAATTCGATGAAGTAGATCATATAGATCAGAATCGTCGTAACAACATAGCATCGAACTTACGATGGATACATCATAAGGGAAATTGTCAAGCTTATCAAGTCGTTAAAGAACAGAAGTACAACCCTATATTGCAGTACTCATTTACTGGCGAGTTAATCAAAGAATGGCATAATTTCAGATCAATTATGAAAGAGAATCCATCATATAACGAATCAACAATGTATCATTGTTTGAGTGGTTTGTATAAGACAGCAAATGGATTTATATGGAAATATAAATTTCCACCACCACCAGAGATAATTCAACCAGATGAAGTGTTTAAGAACATCGGAACCTATGATGGATGTGATTACTCAGGATACATGGTATCTAATTATGGGCAAATACGCAGTTTATATAAAAATAAGCTGTTAACACCTAAGACCCAAGGAGGATACCGGAGATTAGGTTTGCTAGATAAAAATACAGGAGACATATATCAAGAGTTGGTGCATCGAATGGTTGCGTCAGCGTTCGTTGACGGAAGAACGACCGAACGTAATTACGTTAATCATATGGATCGGAATAGGAAGAACAACTATTCATCAAACCTTGAATGGGTTACACAACAAGAGAATATGGAACATGCGGTTGCGATTAAGGTCAACCAAATCGATATCAAGACTGGAAAGATATTGAATACATTTAAATCAATCATTACAGCGGGAAGATATCTTGACCCCCATAATGCACATGCACGTGCTAGTGGTATAAGTTCTTGTTGTCGTGAGGAGCATTTATCATCATGTGGTTTCATTTGGGAATATGCATCAGATGATCAAGAGGTTAGTAAAGAGATAATACCGTTAGAATCTCTAAAATCAAATCCAGGTGAAGAATGGATTAATGTTAAAGGATATGAAGACCAATACGAGATATCAAATCAAGGACGAGTTTGGTCTAAACGATTTAAGATATTTATGGCACCACATATGAGACAAGGTATGCCATATGTCATATTGAGAAATGGTGATCAAATAAAAATGGTTGCAATAAGTCGATTAGTCGCAATTCATTTTCTCAAAAATCCGAATAATTATAGACTGGTATTGTTTAAAGACGGAAATTATCGGAATTCCGTAGTAGATAATCTTTATTGGGGAAAAAAACTTGATTCTAAACCCAGCGCAACACCAGATGTATTAGAGACTCCAAGAATACTTCCAGGAGAAATATGGAAAGATATGAAAGGCTATGAAAATCTCTATGAAATTTCAAATAAGGGTAGAGTTTGGTCCAAAAAATATCAGATATATATGACTTTATTTCTAGACAAAGAGCGATATTCCGTTCATTTACATGATGGAAAGAAGGGTAGAATAGCATATATCGGACGACTTCTCGCGATTAATTTTATACCCAATCCAAACAACTTCAAATGCGTAAAACCTAAGGATGGAAATCTACAAAACACATCACTTGATAATTTGTACTGGGTACCTCCTACTAATTGGAAACCTTCTAAATCGAAATAAACTATATCTTTATTTTTTATTTCGAGAATATATTTATAATACAATAGACTAACTATTCTGATGACTCATCATCTTCATCATCTTTTTTAGGCGGCGTCTCTTTTTTCGAAGAAGGGTTATCGCCCATCGCGTATTTGTTTGTCCATTCACGTGCAGTAAGTTCAAACTTGGCTCTATCTGTTTTAAACAGATTAGCAATATCGACAACGAGAGGGTCATCCGGATTAGGATCTACGAGGAGTGCAGATATAGACAGTAACACTTTTGAGATCTTGAGAGCAGGACTCCATTGTGATTTTAGGATATCTAAACAGATATCTCCAGTTCGACTGTTGATATTAGGATGAAATACGGGAGTTGTAAATTTTAAAGTTGGACTTTTGAATGGATATTCCCTGGAGAATTTAATATGCAATTTGAAAATTCCTCCAGCATATGGAGACCCATCAGGGCCTTGTATAGTAGCGTGCCACTCGGTAAGATCACTAGGATTGATAGGTCCAGCACTGCATCCCTCCGGCGGATCCTTGATCATGAGCTGCAGTTCAGTTTGTAACCTCTTGATATAAGCCATCCTTTTAGATATATTGATATAATTGGAATCTATATATTATATTTAAAATTTCAAATTTTTTGATAAAATAAGGATTTATTCGTCTTCTTCCCAAGGACGTTTAGAACAGTAATCGTCGCGATATTTCTGTACCGTTTTTTCATACTCTGCTTTGTTTGATCTTAAAACAGATGCAACTGATGAATTCAATGGATCATCAGGATTTGGGTCGGAAAGAAACGATATAATGGATATTAAGACCTGCTCCATCTTTAGTGCTGCAGACCATTTTCCTGATTTTAGAATATCGAGACATATGCTATAACCGCCATTTCCGGAATTTGAAGAACTAACGTTTGGATGAAACATTTTACACATGAAGGCAACTTGCGGCGCCGTATACGGATACTTATCTGAGAACTGAATATCAAGTACATATATTCCATCCTCATGTGGAGTACCTTTTGGTCCTCTAATTTTGGCTCCCCAGTGGGTTATCTTCCCATTCTTCTGCCATACTCTAAACATAGACTGTACACCATCTTTCTTCTCTTTCTCCTCAAGCTTCTTGAGATTAGCAAACTCAACGTTCAACCTCTTAATACCGATAGACATTGTCAGTTATAACGACAAGATATTAGAATATAATAAGCATACCATCAAATTATATTAAAAATTCAACTTTTTAATATGGAACCGCATACTAAATAGTTATAAAAAATCATTGTAATAGCTCTAGCATTATCTGGTTAAGTCCACCATTCTTCTCCAACACATCGTCAATATCAGTCTTGACTATCTTCTTGTAGTTATCAAATAACTTCTTGGTAATGAACTCATATGCACCATTTATATGCTCCTGTGTTTTACCACCAGTTATGATAACGGCGCCGCTCTCAAATACGAATATCGAAACTCTGTCTTTATTCATATGGTAATATTTAAGGTTAACACACGCATGAACACAAGGTTCATACCGACAGTCAACGTTCTCCGACAGGAGTAGCTGATAGAGCTGATCTCTGTTGACTCTAAATCCTATATAAAAGTTGCTGTTTATCATGCGGATCTTGATGTTTTTGACTTTTGAGACGTCAAGATTTTGAGGTGATCCGACGAACGGTTTTAGGATCATTTTATTCATTCTAGGGAGTTCGAGGACAGCTCTCACTTTTCGAAGCTCTTCACAAACAATCATTAGAACTTCTACGAAGTTCTCCACACTGACGCATCCAGTTAATTGGAGCGATCCGTTTTTGAACAGTTTTACGTTGGTAGGTTTATCTTTATCTTTGTATGAACTAACTACCTTTAAAGTGACCTGGTTATAAAAGGCCACTTTTACCTTTTTCTTCTTACGCTTCGCCTTCTGTTTGACGGGAATCAGCGTTCGGACTGTACCAGAGCTGCGCCCGTACTTGATATATACAACCCTATTCTGTGTTAGTTGCATATACTTCCCGATGTTCTCTAGATCGAACGATGTATCGAACTGACACGTAACCGTAACGGTACTAATGTTCATCTCATCAGGTAGTCCATCTAAATTCAAAAATTGGCCAATCTTCTGTTCTGCCACTATGTTTGTAATATTTTTCTTAAAATCCGTTTTCTGCATATGTTAATAATTTATGTTAGATTATTATTATACTATATGTGACCACATATCTTTATATATTTTTTCAATTTTTCATTTAAAAGTTCTAAAGAGGGCTTATCAATGACGCAGAACATAGTGCGTTTAAAGCTCGTCACGTATCGGATTTAATATATCTGTTTATTATATATATGAGTTCTGAGTATCCGTCATCCATATTTTATAAAGCAGGCGTCTCTGATGAGACTCAAACAGATACGAATCAGTCCATGAATAAACGTATAAACGTATCATCGAGGATATATTCGAATAGTTTAGAGTCAGATTATCAGGATCTGAATACTCCGACGTTACATTCCAGATTAATTGATATTCATAGAACAATGTTAAACTCGGACTTCATTCCTGACGGGACTAGTGATGGGGAGGATAGTGCGGAGCCATCGATAACGCACACCGGAGGTTATGCCTCGGCATCTGATAGTCAGGATACCGATGCAGTATCAACAACCAGATCATCATTCAATATCCCTAACAACTCATCAGAGATCTCAACTTCCAACTTTAATAGTATAACAACGTCAGAGGTTGCAACCACCCCTGCCAAACCATCAAAACATCAAAAATCATCAAAACTATCCAAAGATAAGTTAAATAGAATGTTCTTCTATTAGTTCAATTACCGAAACATATAATATCATGCAATATTATATGATGATAAACTATAAGATTATATCTTGGGACGTTGGGATTAAAAACCTAGCATATTGCATGCTGGAGAAAGATATGGAGACCGGTAAGTTTACGGTGTTGAAGTGGGATAAGATAAACATAGTCGACTCCGATCTGATTACATGTTGTGGGATTAAGCAGAACTCTGATGTATGTGGGAAGAAGGCTTCATTAGTGGGAAATATTAATGGTACAACCAAATATTATTGTGGTGCCCACAAGTCTCAGTATAAACCGTTTGATGATAATTGGGAACAAGAGTTCATGGTCCAGACGAACGCATATGATAAATGTTCATACACTCTTCCCAAAAAAGGAACAGTATGCAACAAACTAGCATGTTTTACATCCGATGGATCGTCCTACTGTAAGACTCATGCAGAACTCATTAAAAATACAACCAAAAAGAACGCCGAACTAAAAAAGATCAAACGTACCAAAGCCACGTCAACGAACCCCGATGAACTATGTGAAAAAATGTACGCCAAACTAGATGCTATACCGAACATCACAGATATAAACGAGGTTCTCATAGAAAACCAACCGACCCTTAAAAACCCATCCATGAAAACCGTTGCATGTATGCTCTTCAGCTACTTCATCCTTCGTGGCAAACTCGATAAAACCACTAACAAAATATCCAAAATTAGATTCATATCACCCTCAAACAAACTAAAAGTAGACGCTGATCAGATTAAAAAAATAGTAACCAATATAACAGACAAAGATCGGATATACACAATCATACTTAAACTCCTAAACAAATATCTAGAGACAACTGATACGATAAAGCTAGACAACTATATTCCAGCGGAACAGTTAAATAGAACCGTTAATCTGATCCTTACGTACCTAATGGATAAAAAAACAACTTCAGAGAACATTGCATCATATGACCTCTTTAAAGAGATAAAGATAACGACCGATAAGTTCATCGACGTCGTTAAGAAAGTCGAGAAGGATGACGGTAACTATGAGATTACGAAGTTACTGGCGGTGAAATATACAGAGCTGTTACTGGAATCGCAGGATAGTAAATGGATAGCTCAATTAAATGGAGCTGCTAAGAAGGATGATCTATGTGATGCCTTACTACAGGGCTATTACAACATGTATCATGTTTAGATATCCAATGCGGCGTCAACGTCATCCAGGTATCTAATACAACGAGCCTGAACATCGGCTAAGTTTAACTGTTTTTCCATGCAGTTATTTGCGAACGTAGCAACTCGATTAGCTGGAGCATCGGGGAAGAACCGTTTGAACATCTTCTCATAGACTTCGATAGATCTCTCTAATTTGCAATGGAGATGTACTCTCTCTTGTCGTGTTAACGCGGAGTCTAACTTTTCGGGATAATTAGTAGTCATTATCACAACCAGACCCTTCGATACGACGATTCCGTCTAACGCATTAATAAATGCGGAAAGAGAGACACCCTTTGGCTTTTTAGTCTTACCATCAGAAGAATCATTCTGCTCATCAATATCTCTATCTATTGTCATACAATCAACATCTTCAAACACTAATATTGATCTTTTATCAACACTTCCAAAGACAAACGGTAGTAGTTCATCGGTAATTGAGCTCAATGATATCGTATATAGATTACAGTCGAATTCAGTACCCAACGACTTAATCAATGACGTTTTGCCCATTCCGGGTGGTCCGGATAATAGAATACATAGTTTGTAAGGAATATTATATCTCTTATAATGTTCCGGTTTATTATAAAATCTATTGAAACTATCCATCAATGTTTTCAATGTTCTATCATCTAATACAGTATCGCTCATTCGTCGTTTAGATATTTTTCCAGTGTTATACCAAATTCCGGTAATAGTATTGTTATAGCAGTATGTCTGTGTGCCATACGATTTAACATATATATATTTGGTTTTTATAATGCTCTTATCCACTATATTCATAAAATCATTAAAGAACTCTTTATCTATACTTACAGTCCACATCTCTAGATGCCTAGTCTTATATCCTGATTTATCGGATCGTTCATAATATGACACAACAACAGGACGATGTCTCCATACAATAATGTATGTACCTGGAGCCATAAGATTATCAAATTTAAGATTCCCACTGTTCACTTTAGTAAAGTCTTTATTAATCCAACTCATATTATTTTTATAGATATATTCTACTATATGATATATCGTCAAATCCGCTGTATTAGTCATATACAGCCTTTGAATGATCAACGGTTCTATCCATAGTTTAACATATATGATAAAATCCACTAGGTATGAATATACCACTTGGCAAACTTGATATATCAGATAATAGTATATCAAGTTGAAATTGAAATCACCTGAGATGAATGATTGTAGATTTATCATTATTTCTTATGATATGATAGATCTTTATATGATATCTTTATTTTATCAATTTTTATTTAATAATGATACCCATTGTTTGGAATAGTGAGTTCTTTGAGTTAGGTAGA